CATCACACAACATTCATCTCTGATGGGGGAACGGCAACTAGAAGGGTCACGGGTTGTGTTCAGAGAGAAGAGGTTATGTGGTTCCGCGTTGATGTGCGGGACAAATCTTTCGACATTGCTTAGTCATCAGCATAGTCTAACCATTCAAGCTGGTATCACTAATCCAATCGGTGGATTGCCGCGCTGGTACGCATATTCGCTCAATACACTCATCTCATGGGATTGGTCTGAGTGTACATCTTCTGAATCAGTTTTTGCTTTCCCTTTGTCTTCTTCGAGGTTTGCTTAGCAGCTTGCGCCACAGGCCTTTTACTCGAAGCAGTTTCAGGTACGCTTTTCTCTTTCATCTGCGCCGCGAACTCCTTAGGTTTGGTATTCATCAGGGACCTAGCAACACCTACACCTCCTTGAATGAAACCAGCATAAGGCCGTAAGGCCGGTACTGCTTGCATTAAAGGAGCTGCCGTCTCCGCAACACTCAACAGATTCTTAAACCAATCACCTGCTGCGTTCGCACGAACAGGCACACCGACTGGCATCTGCGTCATTGTGTGGGATACAACTTGCAAAGCGAGAGGATCATAATCAGCACTAGGGGTTGCTAAATTAAGTAAATCAGAATCATTAGGTTCCGGGAAATACTCAATTATCCACCTTGCAGTAACAATTAATTCAGTCTGAGGATCACAACCCACTATAAAGCATCCAAATGAATGGAAGTTTGCAGGATGTGATCGCGCACTAATAGTTGGGATACTAAAAGAGTCGACTGTTTGTTGACTGCACCAACAATATGTGTCGGAGCTGCCGCTAAAATTATGCATCAAGACGATTTGCAGGTCATCATAAGACGGAGAGTTGTCAGCATCGAAAAACCGAGCAACTTCATATGCACCTTCGCGCGCATGAAGATCCTTAGTCTCACAATACTGTTTGACAACTCCAACTGAGGTTGGAAACAAAGGATATCGCACTCCTTTGTTGATCTCCGAGCCAACACCAGTATCGGTCACATACTCAATAACATCTTGGGAATGTTTGTCATACATGCGATACATAGTAGTGTTACCTTGGAGCCTCAGGGCATTGGTGACATTCCGCACTTCAAAGGCTGCGCCGATACAACGATAAGCACCTCTCCGAGGAAAGATGTTCGTAATGGCAGCAGGATTTGTAGAGTCTGAAAACGGTAGAAGAACATTGTTCTGAGTGACGTTTGCAGCAAGGAAGTCAGAAGGGGTAAACGTGTCTGTAACCGTGTTTCGCAACAACATTAAACCACCAAAATTTGCTGCTCCTGTCCAAGTGTCATTTGAATTGCCAACTTGCCACTTTTGTCCACCGTAGATGAATGGCCCGTTTGCTGAATCAGAGATATCAGCAGGAACAGATTGCAATTCAGGGGTGAAATGGAATAGAAAATTTGATGTGTTTGTTGTTGTCGCGTCGCCACGTACAGAACATTGTCTAGTAAACGTAAATTTATTAGACCGTGCAGAGTAAGCATCAGGCCATCCTTCATATGCTATTGGTCTGTCGTGAAACGGATCAACTGCACATTCGAATGCCCCAATACCCTCTAAAGAAAGGGTACTAAGTTTCTTAGCAACCACTGTTTCTGGAAGAGGTCCAGAGCCTTTGTCAATGTTTAATTCAGTCACATTTTGTAGAATTTGGTTGATTGTGAATCTTCCAAAAGCTTGTTCCAAAATTCGATACAGTCCTCGAATACCCTCAATTAGGTGAACGGACATTCAATTATAAGCATGACAACCAGTTATGGAGTCCCGGAGGTCGAAGATCAATATAATTGTTGAAAAGTTATGAGTGCTAACTATAACGCCTCGTCCTCAATTTCTTTTCAACAGCGAGTCTACCATACTATCAGCAGCAGATAACATATCAGAATAAGTTGAGTAATACTCCAAAACCGACAAACCATTGGCCTTACGAAAAGACTCGATGTAACTAGTGTCAGTGGGAACATACTCGACCTGAGATGTCTTCAGTAATGATTTATAATCACTGAATGAGATTTTAAACTCATCTACAAACCGATAATCATCCAAAGATAATTTAACTCCTATGGATGAATATATCCGATAATAGAAATCACCCAAAATAGGTACGCCTTCTGCTTGGATATAGTCTGATAAAGCATTGATCTTTAACTGTTTCAAAATTCCGACCTTGTCGATGAAGTTGAATTTGATCATCTTGTTGTATTTCAATAACACGCGCTTGACAGTGCGTGACATCTTAATCGTACAACCATTGGATATAGGGACACATTGGCAAAAATTGATTGACTCACAGTTATCCGCCGACTTAATCTCAACGACCACCTCCTGACCTAATTTTAACATAAAATCAGAATAGTGTTCCTCAAAGACATGTTTGTGGGACCCGCTCACCACAACCATACAGTCATCACCGTCATCATACAATCTCCAACATCTCTCTGGAACAGCATAATACTTGCAAAAGCTAGTAATAAAAAGGCACTGCAAAATAACGTTACCCAATGCTGTATTCCAATCTCCTGACATACGATTCCCTGATACAGAGTATTTGATGTAACCATCTTTCCCTCTGTAGTAACCAGAATTGTAAATTTGCTTGTCAAAAAGATAATCAAACTCAGTGAGAAAATCACTTCCAAAATCACGCAGATACATCATGTAAAACTCCTTCTCCAATTCCAAAATAGCTGGTGGTATATGAGCATCAAATACCTTACCATCGGATAAGACAACATAAGGGTTATCTATCTCCTTCAAAATGCCTTCGACCACTTTTCCACGCGTGATCAAATTAGCGCATTTAGCTACTTCAGAATAATGGGACTTCGTGTTAAACAATCCACGAGCACCATAGACTGCATGTTCCAAATTCTTCATGGGTATACCCATTTCAACAAAGAAATTTGGACTGCGTGCTTGTATGGCTCGTGGTGCAGGTGGGGATTTCAATTTTCCAACCTCCCGCTTGACGAATAGCTTGACTCTAGAATCAATCTTCCTAAAATCACCGTTAAGCTCAGAATTTTCCTCAAGAGCTCTCTGATACCTCCTCCGCTTACTCCCGCCATAGTGATCCGCAACGTACATTGCCCGATTTGTCACTAAGTCAAGAGGGTGGTAATTTCTCGTGGAAGCATCATATTTGAACCTATTGTAAATTTGTTTCAACACATGTTTAGTAAAACAATAAACACAGTTTCGGGACCCACAGGCACATCGATTAACGACAGGTACTGGTTGCATGACGCGAGTCACAAGTGACTGGTATGCATTTTGCACAGTATTATCGAACACGACGTACGGGTACACATCAAAATCTATGAATGGATAGTGTTGGTAGCTAGGATAAACAAAAGGTTCTTTTTGGTCACTTACAGTATACCGTTTGATCGAGGAACCATCTTTGCATGGCAATTTACTTACATCCTTGATCTGAACGGCACGCTGTAGTGACCAATCTAAAAAACCGGCAAATGAGGCACTTCCACCACAGCCAGGACAGCCATCAATCGACCAGCAACATCCGGGTAGGCTGTCAAAGGTCCTGATAACAAATCCATGGTAGCAGCGATCGCAGCCCCACGCGGGTTTTTGTTGTGTC